GTATTTTTGGGCATGAACGGCAGTGATCCATACGCCGAAAATCTATCACTTGCCAAACCCACCCACGCAGTTGATAAATCATGGGATGGAGTAGTGACCGAGGAGGATGCAGTTAACAAGAAGATCGCAGAGTTCATGGGGTAAGTAAATACTTACCCCCTTACCACCTATTGTTTCTTTTAATATACTCCTAATTTGCCCAAGGCTCGACTTTCTCCACGTTCCAATGCATAATTCTTCCATAACTATGAAAGTCTCGTTACGGGCCTATAAAGTGGCTTGTAGGACATGCTACAGTTCTAGATCACGATGCAATTTTTTGTATGAATTTGAGTGAGTAATACATCGGAGTTATCGTGAACGGGTCACTTGAAAAACTTGATGAATGAGTGTGGGGATCGGCGGTAGCTTTTCCAATATTGCTGTTTCCAGTGTTATCAACATTGTAATATGCATTTGGATGTTGTGAACCACTGCCTTCCGAATTATATCCACATTCACCAGAATTAGGCCGTGAAGATCTATCTTGCATTGAATGTTGATGGCCTGCTATTTCTGCGGCTGAAAGAGAGTGCCCCGATATTGTAACCGCTCCCACTATGGTGTGAGTACCACTTCCAGTATCTCCCACATTATAATCTGAGCCAGCGCCCGCGCCAACCACAAACCTATCGCGGAGGTCCACCGTGCCAGACGTACCATCACATAGGTGCCAACCATCAGGAACCGTTTCCCCCGACCACATTATGATTAGGCCAGTAGGAACACTCAACCCATCAAAATCTCCTATGTGGAGGTTACCACCCGAATAATAGATCAAATCGGCATCCGCACCCGACCCACTTCCATCATTATCAACTCCCCAGAATTTAGCAAGCATTTCACTTTTTGTATAATAATCATCTGTATGAACATGAGATGATAGATGAGAGGATGATTCGCTATATTGAGTTTCAAAGTTATTTAATTCGGTTGTGGTTATTTTGTTGGCGCTCGTCCAGGTGGTATAATTTTTTATGTATCCCATTATGTCACCTTCATTATATAATAAAGAGAATAGTAGTATGGCTCGTATTCTATATCATTGAAGGTTATGGTGTTTCCAGTATGAGTATGACCCAGACCCCCGCCCGCATATCCAGTAGTACGATTCATCGTTAATGCGGCTCCATTTGGACCCATTGCATAAGTAGGTGAGTAGCATACTCCGGCAAGTCCATTTGTATGGTCTTGCCAAGTGTGGGTGTGAATTGGCATCTCATCAGCCGTTATAGCATGAGCAGTAACCGAGAATGATGCCGTAACTGAGGTTGAGGTTGCGCCCCCTGTGTCGCCAACATTATAAGTAGTACCCGCGCCCACTATGAATCGTTGACGCAAGTCGGGGGTTGTAACTGCTCCTATTGTCTGCCCATTGCATATATACCACCCAGTAGGAATAGTATCTGAATCGCCATGCCATATTACTATAGCACCGACTGGTAAACCCTCATTTATGATATCAGTATAATGCGAACCATCCAGTGTATCCGCATCAAATCCAGTGTAGTATGAGGTGGTAAAAAAGTCTAAATCACTCGAAGTCTTAGTATAATGTTGGGTATCGTGATTATGTTCGTCAGCATCCTCTTTTATCTCATCCCATTGCGACTCAATATGATTGAATGCTCTGCCCGACAAATAATGAGTTGCTTCCCAGGGATCATGAAATTTCGTATATGCCATTTTTATCATCCTTTCATTATAAAACAAAGTGCATAAAACTTGGGCCTGATGTCGGTATATCCGCCAGTAAAATATGATCCACTATGGCCGTGGGGCGTTGATGCAACTTCAGTGGTCGCAGAATCGACATCATAAGATGTGCCATAGTGAGAAAATACACCCTCAGCACCACCCGAATCCCCTTTATAATCATCGATATATGAATGGTAATGGGAGGGCAATTCATCGGCGGTTATTGCGTGAGTTCCAACGGCAATAGAAGCAGCAGATAGAGTTTTGTGACTGGCCCCGCCTGTAGTTCCATATGCGTGATCATCACCCACCGCTATAACAAATCGATTTCTGAGGTTTGGAGTACCATTTAACCCATTACATAGATACCATCCAGCCGGAATAGAGGCTTCTGACCCACTCCAAATACAAATTGTGCCAGTATCTATACCAGCATCAAGTATCTGTTGGGCCGTAAGTCCATCCAGCGTTTCACAAATAACCCCGGACCCAGAACCATCATTAGCAGCCGTTATGTACTTCGCATCGCACTCAGCTTTTGTATAATATCGCTCGGCGTGGGTGATGCTATTTATGTAAGAAACCGCCTCATCATAAATACACTCTAGATTGGTCAGTGCGGCATTTTTGGTAGATTCCGTCATCGAGTGCTCGCGCCAAGAAGTCTTAGTGTACAAATTATCAACTCCACTTATTGCTTGTAAACTGTAGTTGTAAACTTTCTAGTGAGTTTTTATTGTATATGAAAGAATGAGTTTCTACTTCGATGCCGGTTCCGGGGGTAATTGTTGCAGTATCCCCACCCACCAAAACGGCCTGATCAATCTCTCCATTGGCAGACCCAGACGGTATTATAAATGTAGTAACTATTGAATCGCTCGTTGTTGTTTGGTCCGTTCGATACATTCTGAAAATCTCAGCCCCACTCTTTTTAAGCACCAGATATTTTATTCGGTCGCTATCCTCAAAGCATGGTAACCACGCCTCAGATGCATCTTCTGTACCGTCCGCATAGACTACCTGCCAAATATTAGGGGATTCGATAGCAGTCCACAACTTAGTAAACGTTACGAGAACTAATAATACGTCCGATGTGCTAACATCATCGGGACTAGCCATTTTCTTTTGTATATCACTCAATTTAATGAAAATGTCTTCCCAATCATCTTCAACTGGCCCGGTATAAGCAACCACATCATAGTAATCCTGTTGATTGGTATATCGAAACGTTATATTGCTTATTAGGCAATCATCGTCAATATCATGCTTGGATATCTTTATGTGTTGGAGTACACCTGCCGCTAGACCATCCTTAGAGGTCGTGTACTCGACTTTCTTACCTTCCATCGCATATACATCAAGGATGGCGTTAGCCTCTTCCAGGGCTGCTATACGGCTCGACAACGAGGTGTCTGAACGAACATTCTCAACTATTCCAGAAGACTCCGCGCCTTCTACAGTTTGTCTATCAATAATCTCCGCAAAATCACTAGTTACAACCACTATTTGATAAAGGCCGGTATATACTATCTTCAAAACATCAGTTTCGGCTAGAGCGGTAGCACTAGAATCCTGTGAAATTATTTGGTCATTTTTGGCCCAATACCAATCCTTCCCAGTATCTACGCCTTTCTTACCGACCGTTTTTAAAGTATAATCTCCACCCCCCACTGACACATAAACTTCTGGTTCTCCACCAAGTTTATAAGCAACTGGAAAAGAAGTAGTTTGTCCATCACCTTTAGCATATTCTGTTTGGATGTCGGTTTCTTCCCAAGTTCCTATAATATATTGGCGGTTTCTATATTCGGGATTAGCGTGGGTTACACTCACACCGGAAAATGCATCCTCGATGAGGAAGTCGTCGGTTTCTATGAGATCCCATTCTGCCGCATAGCTGGTCCTATCAACAAAATATAACCTTTTATATTCATCAATAAACCATATAAATCCGGCCCGTTCTGCCATCTGATCAAGAACTTCTGCCGCACTTATATAATTGGCAATATATTGGGTGACGGTTCCCCCGGCTTGGATTTCTCCGAGGGTCACACCTTCTGCCTCAAGATATTGATCGAGAACGTAGTTAACAATTATTTCGATGGTGGTATCTTGCCAAGCTTTAGCAACTATGCGTTTTTCAGCTAAATAATGATAATCGGTGCACGATATCGAATGTTTTATTACATCGCGGCCACTTACTAATCGCTCCGAACTACTATCGATATATCCTCCAAACACTTTGTAACCAATGTCCGAATAAATTTCTACTTCCTGGCCCTTTTTGAAATGTTTGAGTGCGCCGATGTCCAAAATTGTAAATGATGCGGTGCATCGTTTATCAACTGATAGATCAACTTCCGGGGTTGGAGATTCCATTAAAATGTTGTTACTTTCTACATATATATCGTACCAAGTATAAGGCAGAACATCCTGCCATGTGCCAAAATTTAATACATCTTGCCAAGTGTATGTACTAAATTGATTAACATTATTAATACTTACTAGCATAATACCTCCAACTGCACCATTTAAAAAAAATGGGCTCAAGGTTATTGAGCCCGTCTAATGTTCTGTATCTTTTTTTCCACTTGGTAAGCCTGCTAGATCTTCACGGCTTCATCACTTAAAGT